CCTGTAACTCTTGCAAGTAAGGGCAATAGGTTTTTCATAAAAGGAAAAAGACCAAGTCTTAACCAGCTTAATGATTTTAAAATTGAAGTGAATAATTTTCCAATAAGTGTTTTTATTCCACCGAAAATTGTTCTGATTAATACAGCTAATCCATTTAATATCGGTCTTAATATTTTTTTGAATAGCCCAGCTAAAGATTTAAGTAAAGTTTTGAAAACTCCAAAGACAGAACCAATTACTGCACCTAAAGAACTAAGTAAACCATCTTTTTTTTCTTCTTCTTTCTTCTCTACAATTTGAGGAGAAGTTTCTAAAAATGATTTTAATATTGTTACAAACTCTCCATGCCTTCTTTCTTCCTCCATCTGCTTTTCTTCCAGAAAAGCTCTTTCTGTTTCTCGACGTTTTGAATCTCTCTCATCAATTCTTTTAAAGAAATCAAACATCTGATTCAATACATCCATTGATGAAGCATTCAAATCCATCGGCTTAGAAGTTGTTATTCTGGTGTATTTTCTTTTTTTAGGTCCAGCAAAATATTCAATATCTCTTTGTGATCTTCCTGTTAATTTACCAACAATGGCTGCCGATAATTTACTACCTCCTGTAACAAATCTAGCTACATTCATAGGATCAAATTTCTCTTTAATCCCGGTGGCTCTTGCTTTCATTTTCTGTGAGATTGAACGCCCAATAGAAGAACCTACACCACTACCAGAAAGTATTTTTGTTGTTATTAACGAAGTTAAACTTCGTCCTCTTATATCTTTTGCTGTCTGATAGTCCATTTTTAGATTATCCTACTAAGGGGTGTGCGTTATGCATTGGGTCAACACTTATTGAAACTCGCTTTTGTGTGACCACATTTTGATTGTTTAGTAATAAATTTCCAGACGAAGCAGTAGAACTGAAACTATCCATCAAATCGGAGAATTGTATTGAACTATTATTCAGTATACTACCCAATATATTCGTATTGACTGATTCAGGATTCAAACTTTTTCTTTCTCTTAGGTTTACTCTATTGATGAGACCCCTTAAAAAACCTTCTGGATCTTTACTACCCTTTAATGCTGCCGAAAATGCTCGCTTTATGTTCTCAGGATTTTTATCAAACTCAGCCATCTTTCTGATAAATTCTTCAGGTGTTTTTGCTCCTTGAGCATAGGATATTGCTTCATCTAGACCGACAGTATACTGTTGTATTCTTCTGTCTGCCATATACATGATAACTCTAGGATCATTTGCTATATCTGGTGGAAATTTACCTTGCAAATATGCTTGTATTGGATTAACCACCTTTTTCGCATAATAATCCATTTGAGCGTATCGAAGTTCTTCAGCATCTAATTTTAACCATTTAACATCAAACTCTTTAGAGCCGAGAGTAACATTTTGTAACCCTAGGTGAGGATACATTTCAACAAAAGTTTTTAATTCACCTTTAGTATTTAAACCAAATAGACCGTATGATTTTGTTCCATTTGGTTCATTGACGATTTGTTTAACAGGTGTCTTTTCTGTTGCACCAACTTCACCTTCAGCAGTTAAAGCGGCAGCCCTTCTAACAAGGTCGCTTTGAGGTTCACGGACAAAAAATGGCTGACGAGATGTTGGTGTTATTGGCGACACTTCAACGGGCGGTCTAGGAGTTTCAGCACCCAAACTTCTCTGTGTCTGTCGATCTTGACTTGTTTTAACGCTTTGTTCGTATCCAGCAGGAGCTTCTCGACTAACTTGATTTGGAATGTATGTATCGTCACCTAAACTTCTCATACCCTGAACTCTTCTAGATTCATCAAGTGCTTTTTCTTGTTCACTTTTCCCAAGGTCATCTATTAATTTTTCTAGTTGAGTCGTGTTTCTTTCGAGTTGATCTAGTGTCTCTTTACCACTGTCATCAAATTTTTTTAATTCTTCAGCATCACTGTTACTAAAATAATTTTTTAAATTATCGTTGACCCAATTTTCAACCTCTTGAAATTGCTTAAAATAATCATTTTCGAAAAATTTCATTAAATTATCATATTCTTTGTCAAAATCTGCATTTGTAACTAAATTCAAAAGGGTAGCTTCATCATTCTGAAATTCTTTTTCAACTTCGGTCTCTAATTCGGAAGTTATGTCTTTTTGCATACTAGCAACAGCATCTTTTCCAAGTGCTAATAATGCAACTGCACCACCGGCTAAAAATAGAGTTGATCCTAATCCACCTGCCATTCTTTTTCGTGATGAGTATCGTTTATCTTTTTTTCTTAGTTTTGTGGCTTTGACAAATAAACTTACTATTTCTTTATGGCGGTTTATATCTTTTTCTTTTTGTATCTCTCTTTGTAAATACATAACTTGATAATCTCTTTCTTTTCTTTCATCTACTTTTTGTAAAAGCGTGAAGATATCACCAAGTCTAGCCGTCGCTTTATTTTTCCCTAAACCAAAAGAACCTAAAAGTTTATTAAAAATTGAACCAGAACTTGGTTGTATCTTAGTCGGCGATTTAGTGACTGTATTCAGAAGAGGATTTTGTTTTAATTGTTCAGCATAGGCTGCAATAGCAGTATTTTCAACATTAGGTTTCCCTCCTTGTTGATTTATTGCTCCCGGTGCGGAAAGAAGTCGTGCTATTTGTGGCATTACTTAAATTTTCTTTCGTTTTGTTTTTGTTTTATCTTTAAATTTTCTTCCTCAATATATTGTATTAACATGGCGACATAAATGTCACGCTCCCACGGTATCATGTTCTCAAGTTCCGTTAGGCTATATTTGTGGTGCTGCACCAAAGAGAAATTAGTTTTATAATAATTTCTCAGATTATCATGACAAAAGGTTAGCCGAAAAAACTTTCTAAACCTTCAACATCAATTCTGTGATCGAAACCACATCTTGAACATTTTATTTCAATTTTTCTTTGTAATTTAGGCATATTCGAAAAAAAGCTTTCAATTTTTTCGAATTGTTGTTGATTTAAATTTTCTATAAATTCAATCATTTCTTCAATAGAAACTTCATTTGAATAATAGTATTGTTCACCATCGAAAATATATTCTACGCACTGTGCAATCATTTCAAATGCTATGCTTGATGCGTCCTCTAATTTGGCCATCTTTTTCAGCAATGAATATTCTGGATACCTAAGCTTCAGAAAAATTTTATCAGTTAATTGAATTTCTGTTTTATCTTCATTAACATTTTCAACTTTAACGTCGAGTATATTCAAAGAAGTTTTCATTATGTTTCCACATTTTTTTTCTTCTATTTCATTATCACAACGATAACTATTTTCAATAACTTCACCAACTGATCTGGCTCTGAGATTTAAAAAGTAAAATTCAACATCAATAACGGGAAGTCTATCAATATCAATTCCATCTGTAAGTGTACAGTTAATTAATACTTGTTTAACATTCTTTTCAATTGACTCTTTATCATCAGCTTCCATCGCCATCAAAAGATTTTTTTGTTCCTTGACTAAAAAAGGTCTAAATCTAATTTCTTTTTTCGATAACGGTAAAATCAAATCATAAATTGGTGTATCAATTTTTGGTAACGCCATAATTACTCCGTATTTGTAAAAATTGCAGGTCCTCGATCAGGTACTGGATATGCTACTGCAACGGGGTCAATAGAAGATGAATTTAATATATCAGTTCCTAAATTACTATTTAAAGAAATTGAATTTAATCCAGCACTAATCTGACTTTCTAAGAATTCCATACCAAGTGCTTCAAGTGAATTGTTTCTCCAATTTGTGTATGCAAATGTTACTGTTAGTTTGTGCATACCTTCTGAGGACCAATCCAATTGCAAAGGATTTACGGCAATAGGAAATGCATCAATTAAATCTGCCGAATATGAAGATTTTAATGTCGCATCATATTGAGTTATCCGAAGAATTACAGAATAATCAGATTTATATTTCACATTATAACTATAAGAAGGTGTTATCCAATTTATCCAAGAATCAAAAAACTTCTTTTCTTTCATATCATCGGATACAACAAATGTGAGTGAAATATCATTGTATGAAGTCATATATGGAAACTTTTCTTCGACTCCATAAATTTTCATATTTGATGTGGCTACTGCTCTTCCTGGAAGTTCTGCACTC